CATAGTATCCAAATACAGACGTTCCGTCACCATTCATCATGGGGTCAGAAATACTAAAACTATAATTTGGTCCGAAAGAATCGAACGATCTTAATTCTATATTTTGATTCGGTCTTTCTGCCATTTTAAGTTATACAGTCTATAACACTTACAATCTCATCCTGGTCGGATATGAATGGTTTTATAAGTGGTTTGATGAGTGCTCCACTACCAGTTTTAGTAATAATATTAATGTTTGGTAGATTTTGAATCCTGATATTATTTATTGGCAGTGCTTCTATTATTTTTCCATCATTTATTTTCAATTCATACTCAACACCATTATCATCAACTGCAGTATCACCAGGAGAATATCCACTGCCAGGGTAGAGAATCACACCATCAACAACAGCACCTTCAGTATCATCCTCTACAGGATAATTTTCTCCCTCTGACAATATATAAACTCCTGTAATTTGCCCAAATGTTGGAGAATCTTGATCAAAATCAACGATTGCTCTACCAACTGCTCCATAACCAAGACCACAAGGATCATCAAACGATACCACTGGAGGAGCATACTTATATCCAGAACCAGGATCAGTAATTTCAACTCCAATAATACTTCCAGTCTTGGCAACATCTGCTGATATTTCTCCTAATCCATCAGTATTATTTACAACTCCACCCATAATTACTTTCGCAGCACCTCCTATACCGTCTCCACCAAAGAAAGATACTTGTGGACCACCACAACTTGATGGAGTTCCACATTCTGGTTTTGTATATGGAGAAGTTCCTGTTGATATTCCAGAAAGTGCTTTTGATACATTGGCATTTTCGAGAATGTTATTCATCATTTCATTCACATTTGCTTTCTCTTTAGGACCATATCCTATAGTCCACTCTTTTACACCTCTACATTTTTCTTTTCCAGATTGATTACATTCAAAGAAATCTTGAACTGACTTTATGACATCAACAGATCCACGTAAAAATTCCTGAATTTTGAATGCCGGACCTAAAATTTTATCAACAGCACCAAGAACACTTTCTAACCCACTATCAATTTGATCAATAATATCATTCAAAAATCCTCCCACAAATTGCTCTGCTGAACAAATTCCAAAATTAACGACCTCCAATAAAGTAGATTCTATGAGATTTTTAATTGTATCTCCAAGTCCATTAATAATTTTTCCAGCAACACAAGTAATTGCTTTCTGTAATGCTTCAACGGGACCCACCATTGATTTCTGTGCCGCAACTCCAGCCAAATGTGCAGCAATGGGATTTCCTGTTTTTGATAGAGTTTTTGCATAAACTGCTTTATAAAAAGCATCAAGTCCTTGTTTCAATAATGGAATTAATTCATTAAATAATGACTTGAAAAGTGTTCCTACAAATTGATTAGCAATAACTTGTATTTGTTTAATGGCACTTTGAACATCACCCAGAAAATCTGTAGCTTCACCAATAACTTTAATCAGGTTTCCTAGAATACCTGTTACTTCAGTGGCAAAGTTATCTTCACAAGTATCGGCAAATGTTACTACTTGTCCGGTTGCTATAGATGCTTTATGTTCTTTCGCCTTTCCTGATTCAGAATCTTCATTTTGTGCATTTAGTGAACTGACAGTTTGTCCATCAACATTTCTTGGTTGTTTTTGATCTTCGGTGCTCTGACCTGTCGATTCTCTGTCACTTTTGTTTTCTGCCGGTTTAATGTTATCAGTATATCCAGTATAAGGAGCAAAAGGATTTTTGTATGGAGTATTTGATGGAACAAATTGAGTTTTACCAAAACTTCCCATAATCATTGGGATTTGTGCATCATCTCCATCAAGAAAAAATCCTACAACAACATCACCCTGTCTAATTCTAGAACTCTGTGCGAAACTACCTCCACCAGAACCTGCAGTTATTGGTAATAATACACCCGCCCACGGAAGATCTTCATTAGGAAGTTCTTGAGTATTGTAGGGATGATACCCCATTATCCTCACTTTATATCTTATTCCCCATCCTTTACCTTCTGCCTGTGCTGGTGCAGCAGCAACAGGTGCTATCTGACCGATCCACCAACGAAATCCGTCTCTACCAATAAAATTACTTTTAAGTGTTGATTCTTCTATCATTGTCGTTTCTTGATTCCGAAATTGTCTCTAATCAATTTCAAGGATGTATATGAATTATTAGGTTCAAAATGATGGCATAATTCCTTTATCATATATAGACCGCTTACCTCAGAATCAATTTGATCTTGATCTTCTGATGAAATTTTTGGAAACTCACATTTAATCACATCTCCGGCATTTAAATTTGTGTTACAAGGAATCATCATACTCACAGATTGTGTAAGAAGCATATTATATCTGACAAGAGATTGTGAATGATATTTTTCAGGGTCACTGCTTTTTTCTGTGGAAATATCTGTTTCTAATGTTCCTACACTAATAACTCCAGATATAATTCTCGTGGGAGCATCTCCTAAGGATTTTTCAGATCCACCAGCAAGTTTTGGTAGTTGAAGTTTACCTGGTGTTCCTAAATTTTTCATTTCTCTTTTATAATCCGATGACTTAAATGTTTTATTACTAAAATTAAAATCTAAAGGATTAAAAAACATATTTTGACTAGCATATGCACCTAATCTCATTTTTTCAATAAGATTTTGGTTTTTATCGGTAGCATAACTTAAAATTTTAAAATCATTATCAGTTTCAACTTCACTTTTGTTTACCTCAGAATAATAATATGTTGCCTTGGGTTCTTGATCAATTAATCCATCAATAGATGCAAATCTAAATCCATCTTTAGTTTGAAAAAAGAAAAATCCAGCACTAGCATCTTTAGAACCAGCTGGAACAGCTTTTGATGCTAACCAAACTAAAATTGTAAATGGTTTCCTCAAGTTTCCAATAAAAGGATATTTGTTTTCGGACTTTTCTATATTCTTTTCTTCAAATCTTGTTGTTTTTAAGATATTTTTTAAGATTTTGCTGACTGATTGATCAATTGTTCCTGAATATTTTTTTGATACTCTTGCTGTTTCATTTGTGATTGCTTCTCTTGAAACTAAATTGAGTAAAAAACTTTCTTTTTGAGATTGTGAAATCACATCCGTAATACTTGAAACATGAAGATATTTTTCTGGTTTTGATGAAAAATCAAGTCCTTTCTTTTCATCACCTCTATCTAAAATTTTCATACGAAGTCTCTCACCACCTCTAAGAGGAAGACCATTGTATATTGATTCTAATTTATCACTTTTTTCACCTTTGATAGAGTCTCCCGTATTAATCACTCTTACTTTTGCGGTGATTGTTGGAGAAAAAATATCTTCATAATAATCTATAGACACTGTTCCCAATTTTAAATCAACAGTTCTTTGTTGATCATTGGACTCCAGTGTTAGTATCTCAAAAGTAGAAGATGCGGTTGCTGACATTTATGTGTAAGTTAAATCGTTTAATAATTTTCTTTTCATAATACTATTTAACGAAGCTCCAGTCATGATAATTGGAGAACTTGATTGAGATTGCTGCATCATCATAGGTGGTGGTGCTTCCTCTTCCATAATTATTATCGTATTTTTTGGTCCTGTAGAGTACCCAATATCAGGCATTGATGCTATATTGTTCATATTCATGCCATTTATAGGGGAACCTCCTCCACCTTTAAATGAAACATGCAGATGGTCAAAGTGATTAGCATCATCCTTCCATTTAAGTTCTGCAATATTAAATTTAGACCTATTTTGATTTAGATATGCATATAGTTTATCCAACTTTTCTGGAGATGAAACTACATTTCCATTAGCATCTCTCTGCATAATAGGAACATCAAGTGCTTCTCCATAATTATGATAAGAATCATAACTTCTTCTCATCACTCTCTCATTTCCAGAACCTGTATAACCAGTATCTACGTTAAAATCTGGGTGCTGCCAAACATCATATCCTTGTTTATTGAGCATTTTACCCACACTCACTGCCATCTGATATCCACCTGTTCTATTACCACTAGATTTTTTACTTCCGTCACCACTCTGCATTTGAACTTTTCTTACCAATTTTCTTTCAGAGGGTGTTGCTTTATCACTAGGACCCACCCAAGGAGAAATACCACGTTCTTTGATAAGTTGAATTGCCATTTTATCTTGAACTTTTTTTGAAAATTTATCACTATCATTAAATCCAGCTCGAGAAGCAACTCCAGGTAAAGTATTTCCAATAAATTGATATCTACCAACAGCATGAAGTTTTCCAGAATTTATCCACTGCTGATCTGTCATTGTCTTATCATCATACTGCAGTGCCTTAATTTCACCGATTGTCATATCAGTTAATGATTTTCCTCCATGTTGAGACATTTGCTTAATATCACCGGAAAAACCTACAACACCTCTACCATCATTAGTTCCAATCTGGTTTACGGCATCATATCCAGCAGCACCAGATTCATATTTTGCTAAAACAGCTAAAGCTGCCCTTTCATCACCACTAATATCTTTACTAAATTCTCCTCCTCCCCCTGTATTATTAGAAGTTTGATTGTTAGAATCTTCTTCATTCATATCAGCAGTCAGAGCATTCTTCATACCCTCAACATCAGTCTGCATTCCCTTAAATGCTTTATCCAAATCATCCATCGCAGTCTTTAGTTTTCCCTCACTATCAGTAAAATCAAGATTTTTTATATTACTCCATCCGGCAGATATTATAGATCCAATTGCTTTAAACCAATTTCCCAAATTCTTAACAAAACTCTTTAATGAATCAACTAATTTCTGAATTCTTTTTATTAAATCTTCTACAAATTTTATAATCTTGGGTAAATTATTGACTAACCAACCAATAATCAAAATACCAATAAAATTCAACACTTTTCCAAGGAAACTTCTACCAGGAAGTTTAACAATTCCACTACTAAGACTTCTCTTAAACTTAGAAGCTTCTAATAAAGATTCCTTTTCTCTCCTTTTTCGTGTTTCAATTAGACCTTTATTTAATTTTTTATTCCTTACAAAATTTTCTCTTCTTATTTTACTTCTTCTGAGTGTTGCCTTACGAAGCATTCCACCACTTCTGCCAAGTAAGGATCCAGTTCCTCTCGCAAACATTGCTCCTATTCTTACTGCTCCTGACGCAACTGCTCCTATTGCCATTTTAGATTACCACATTATAGAGTATTTGAGAATACATTGTATAGAAATTACTCGGATTTTCCGAAGCAATCAATGGAACATCAGTTGCTGATCCAGTCTTAAGTGGTTGTCCTTGTATCAGCTGTCCTCCAGAACTTCCAATTTTCTTATAGATTACAGTTGTATTTCCATCACCAGTTACTGGGTTCGGTGCTGAAGGCATCGATGATTCTGAGGAAGATACATTTGCTGTTGTTGGTGATGAAGATGAAGGATTCTCTACTGGTGTTGGTGGAGATGTTTTTTGAGTTGAACCATATTTTTTATCTTCCCCTTCGTATGGAAATATCTTACTTACTAATCCTGAAGGATCTTTTTCCCCAATACTCATAACAGTATTATTAAATCCTTTGAATAAATTATTATCCCAAGATTTATTCCAATTATTATCAGCATAATTCATCATTTGATCACCCAACCAATTACCTCCTATACCACCGGCAATAGATGTTAAAATATTAACTCCAGGTATAGGAACTAAACCACCAAGAGCAGCCCCACCAGAAGTTAATAAACCTTTAAATAATGCAGGAATAATTGCTTGTGCCGGTGACATTCCTGATCTTGCCCTCTTTGTAACATCAACTAATGCAAGTAAAGGTCCAAGTAAACGTCCCAATATTTTCACTTTACTAATTTTATTTCCAATATTCTGCAATCCTTTTGGACTAAAAAACTTTTTAGACCACTCAAATGCCGCAAGAGCTTTTCCGAAAAGATATTGAATTGGTCTGAAAAATACATTTCCTTTTATATAATTAACAACTCTAGCAACTGCTCTACCAGATTTAGTTGTTTCGAATCGTGCCAATAGTGATCTAAATCTTTTTGCTATTGGATTCATTTTATTTTGACTCAGCATACTCTTCTGAGTATTTGCTTTTCTTTCCTGCTCTAAAGCAAATGTTGATTTACTACCACTACCACCGGGAGGTTTAGATCCAGCTCTGTTTCCTGGAGAAATAGAAGTGCCAGGTGTACTACCAGGAGTTTTTATACCCCCACCAGGTTTTGTAGTTGATGGTTTTTGTTTTCCACCATCAGGTTTTGTAGTTGATGGTTTTGGTTTTGGTTCAAGAAGTTCTCCAAGTTTTCTAAATGCAAATTTAAATGGTGCTAAAGCAATAGCAAGAGCTATTTTACCAATAGTACCAACAATACCAAGTATTCCAACATTAAGTGCTAAAAATATTCCCCCAACAATAGCAAGAGTCTTTATAACCTCATTTTTGATTGATTCTAATTTATCATTATCCCCATTTGCTAATGCAATAAACGTATCAAGTCCTTGATTGGTTAACCAACCTCCCAGGAGAAGCATAAAGAAAGATTTTAACTTTTCAAAAATTCCTCCTGCCTTCGAACCCATTTTTTTTACTGGGCTAAGTACAGACTTACTTAATTTTTTTTCTAATTGCTTCTCTTCACCAGATCTAAGTTTATTTTCTTCTTGTTTTTTTAAGTTCTTTTCATTCTCTCTTTGCTGTTTTTTCTCAAGATCTGCTTCTTTGTTTATTGATTTTGCTAAGAGAGCAACATTCATCTCTAATGTTGCTATTCTTTTTTCTATAGAAGCATCTGAAAAAGACGATAATTTTTGTGAGGGCAATATTCTTCTTTCTACCGAAGTATTTAAAGAAGGTACTACTTTTTGTAAGGATACTATACTTCTCCTTAGTTTTATTCGTGGTTTTATGTTAATTTTACTAGATACCACTGTTTTGCTTTTGCTTTAAGTTTTCTGCTTCAATATGTTGTTCTAGTAGAGTAAGATAAATGTCTTTCTCCCAAGGTATCATATTTTCTAACTCTGTTAAACTATATTTATGATGCTGAATGAGAGCAAAAGTAATCTTGTAGTATGACTCAAGATCAATATGAGCCATACCTACTCGAAAAAACTTGAGAGACCCTCTAATACAACTTCACTTTCTACTCCGGTGTTTGGATTTTTTATGCTGATTGTATGAGAAAGTCTTGGCATTGTTTCAAAGAAATTTTCAACTTCCTTGAATTGCTTTGAACTTAACTGCTCGACGAAATCAACCATTTCCTTCTTACTACAGTCAGAGGAAGACCAAGATTCTTCCTCATTATAAATCTGCTCAATAGATGCGGCAATCAGTTTAAATGACTCATCAACACCAAAGTTTCCATCAAAACTAAAATTAGATTTAATAAATTCATCCAATGATGGATACTTCATTCTCATTGTTAGATTTTCATCTAATACAATATCTCTTGAATGATTCTCATCTGTAATAACTTCAATATCATCAAGATTGATTGTCACTGGAACTTTAGTTTCTTCATCATCCGGACAAGTTATTAATACCTCAACTTCTTCACCAACAGATTTTCCCCTGATATTCAAGAAAAGATACTCAATATCAAAAGTAGAAAGATTTTCTACTTTGATACCTCTAGAAAGAATACAATTACCAATTACAGTTTTAATTGCATTCGTAATTTGTTTTTGATCTTCAGATTCCATCGCAATGATTAGAATCTTCTCTTCTTTT